CCAGGACTAAAGAATCTTTAGTCCGGCCACCGTCAGCTCTTCCCAGAGCTGGCGGCTCCGGCCCGTTAGGGCCGGGCGCCAATACTCCCGACCGTCGTCATCATGCATCTTAGTATCAGCATGAAGATCCCAGTACGGGAGAGATTTATTGACGACTTGGTACCGTGATCTCTCACCGCGTCTAGCTCGGATAGAGCTAGACATAGTCCAACCAGACAATGTCGACCATCGGTCGGCAACGGGGCCAATAGGCCCAGGATGGACAACGGTTGAAGTAATAGAGATATCACGTCGCCGTATATGCCCGCTTAGGAAACCAACAGCCATCCCGTCAGGATTGACGGAATGTTCGTTGGAATCCGGCTCAGTAAACTCAAACTTCCGATTACGACGGACAAAACACCGGTACTTAAACCAGTAATTATTCGTCACCTTCGGAATGGTAGCCTTAAACGGCACGTGGATGCCAGCATCGTCTGACTCTGTCGGAGGGACCCGCATATCGCGGACCCAGGACATTAGCAGAGCGATGGTGTTTGGCAAACGCACGTCGTGAATGGCCGACCAACGATTGAGTCTATTGATCGCGGAATATACTTCCTGAGGAGTCTCGAGGCTTCTGATATACACCCCGCGGATATTTACACCGCGAAAGTAATCATGACCACAAGACTCACGGAAGGGACCGTATACGAATGACTTGCCGTCATTCACCGAAAAGCCCAGTTTGTTGAGCATGGCTACGACAAAGTGGTACGCCTCACGGCGCACGATTATGTCATCACCAAAAACACCAAACTGGGTCGCCGGACAAAAACATGGGAAACCCATGAGCTGGTATACGGCCCTAACCGCACTTGCGAAGATGACCGTCTGCAATGGAAATGTAAAACCATTTCCCATCGTAGAAATCATCCGGGGTTCAACAATCGACCCGTCTGGGAGAACGAGTCGCTCACTCCGCGACATCATCAACATAGCCTTGAAAAAGCTAGGTCTGATGGCGCTCTGAATGAGTTGAACCGAGATGCTATCGCTAGCACTGGTTAAATCAATGGTCCCGAAAGAACCATCGATAGAGCCAATACGAGCGAGCTTCCTGTTGAGATCAGGTTGCGTACTCAGGGAAATCCCAAAGTACGACAAACAAGATCTCTCGAGGTAGGCACCAATAGACTTTTGAACAAGCATGTTCAAATGAGCCTCGGTGCAGCACGTCCGCGAGATCTCAGAGTTCTTTGGCGCAAAGAACAGCTTTCCTCCTTCGACCTGAGTGAAACCATATTTCGTGTTGCGAGCTTTTTCGGCATCGCACCAGAACCCGGTTTCAACGAGGGCAGCCCGATAGTACGGGATAAGACCAGGATTGGTGTACGACATCGTTGACTCGAACATTTTCGAGTAGAACGTTGTCGCATCGGCCTTTTGGGCCGCACCAGGACCGGTCATCATCCCTTCCCGGATATCATCCAGGCTAAACGAGCCTTCAGACAAGTACGTACCGCAGACCTGGTTCAGGTGATCACAGAAGTAATCCCAGAAACAGGACTCGGCCTCGGACTTCGCTTCAAACCGCCAGGATACAGGGAGTGCGGCATTTATGCTAAGGAATTTATCCAAAGCAGCAATGTCCGCAGCCACTGCGTTTCCTGCCGGAGCAAGTTTCTTAAAGAAACTGGAAGCGAGGGCGACCTTTGCTGCCAATCGAGGATCCATATCAGAAAAGATAGGATCAACGCCAGGAGCTTCAATCGCCAAGTCATGAAGGAGCTTGGAGTAGAGACTTGCGTAATCACGCATCGTGTCTTCCTAAAGAGTCTGACAAACCTACGAGTCACAGTGTGACGGGTAGGCCCGCCGGGGTAGAAAGGCAAAGGCCGCGAAGGCCTAAGCGGATCTGGTATCGTGGCCGGGAAACCGGTGTCCGATACCCCATCGCCCTGTAAAGGGTTAGATGGTGCCGGTGAGGACGGTCGAGCCGAGCGCATCAGAAATCTGCGTAAGCAGACCGATGTGCGCGGACAACGCCGCCCGCAGACTGAGGGGGTCAGCAAGGTCTGAACCAGCCGGGATATCCAGGCTGGAAGTCAGAACCGCGGTTTTAGCCGCCTGACCTGCGAGAGGAATCACGCCTTTCCGAGTGATCACCTTGTAGGTGTTCATCGGAACGGAGCGAAGTACGCCAGTCACCGGGTTCACAGGCTGCAACGTCTTCAGGTTCGCCGGACGGAAAGCGGAGACAGTAAAAGGACTGGCAACCGAGTGCGAGAGCACGCCGGTCTGAGTCCCTCCAAGCGCGGAGACATAGTACTGCTTGCCATATTGCGACGGATTCGAATCCGCCGCAATCGTGTAAGTAGGCGATGTCAGACCGGTTTGGGTTGACCCCGTAATAGGGGTCGTAGGGGCAAAAGCCATAAAGGGCTCCGAAATGGGTGGGTTAAAACAGCCAAAGGGCTGAAGTTTTCTCACGGCGAGCAAATAACGCTGCAGCCATGTTTGCATACTGCCTCCACTTTGTTGGATATTCAAAGTAGAGAGAGGGCAAACCTAGCAGAACGTTAGGTGTTCTCGTGAGGACGGTCCTGACAATCCTCGCATAAGCGTCCTTGTTCTCAATGTTACTAACTGCCTTACTAATAGCAGCGACAGCCTGAGCCGTACGGGCTTTGTCAACAGTCTCCGAAATGACACGAGTGTGCTTAACCGTAACGGTCTTGCACACCCAGGCAACGGAGGCGGTCGACGTGCCCAACGAGTCAAGGATGTCCTGCACGTTGGTAAAGTAGTCGGCTAACCAGGACCAAGGAATTCCCTCCCAAACGGCCGCAGGAATATTCTCAGGTTTAATCCCAAGAAGTTCTCGCAACCTTTCGTTGCTCCCGAAGGCAGGAGCGTGGGGGACAGCTTGCAGACCAGCAATATACTGCACTCGCGAGACAGAAGACGACTTATCGGTCCTACGGATCCATAAGCGCCCACTGTCTACGTTAGTGAAGGTAGTGCTAGTAGAGCTCGCTTGATCTTCACCTCGACACACAACTTTAGAACGTTGAGTCAACTCTGAGAGCGACTCGTCGTTGTTAAATTGTGCAACTGCCTCTGCGACAGCCCTTGTGTCAGCAATCAAGGGCGCCAAACCGAAGGAGTACTCGAGGTACGATGCCGCGACAATTCGGAGCCACTTTGCTCTTTTAAAGGCGACACTCCCCTTTAAGCCCCGTCTTTCTAATTCTAGACGGTTAAGGTGCTTATTGGAGAGGTCGACGATAGCGGAGAAAGGTGCGCCAAATTGGCGGACAACGTCGCCGAACTCAACAGCCGAAGCCAATGAGTTCAACTTCTCTTGCTGGGACCGTATTTTCTTATACAGGTCGGCAAGAGCCTTCGAGTCAGCAGTCGAAGAACTCGTCGGGATAGTACCGGGAAGTGTGAAGTTAGTGGTAAAACCACTAACACTCTCGGTATTCGTCGGAGTCGCAGCATTGAGGGGTTTCAATTCCAGAGACCACTCGCCGCTTTTATTCGACTCGACAGTAGAAGCGTCGACAGAGTACGCTCCGGTGGCATTACTGCCTTTACGGATCAACTCTTTATAGCCTTTGACAGCATTACAGACCTTCGTTCCTGGGCATAACAGAGAAAGCGTATCGTTGCGAGCAACGAACGAATCAAACTGTGAACGCCTTTTGTAATAAAAGGTCTGTGTAGTGTCCTTGACTATTGTCATTTGCTCTTCCTATCGGAGCTGAAACGATAGCGGACAGCCAC